TTAACTGCACGCTATGGGCGTAGTTCGCGAGTAATGTGGAAAGCGTACGAGCAACGCCAAAATGATGTCATGTCCGAGATGGAGCAATTGGTTAAGCGCGTCATGGACGAAGCGAACAGAGAGACCGCATAATGGCAATCAATATCCCGATCATTTCTGAGTTTGACGGCAAGGGTATTAATAAGGCTATTAAACAGTTTCAGCAACTTGAAACAACATCGGAAAAAGCCCAGTTTGCGATCAAAAAGGCGGCTGTACCGGCAGCTGCAGCGCTCGGCGGTTTGGCATTGGCACTTGGTGACGCAACCAAAGCTGCAATGGAAGATCAACAGGAGCAGGCTGCGTTAGCGCTTACTTTGCAGAATGTGACTGGCGCTGGCAAAGCTCAGACCGCCCAAATTGAAGACCAGATCAGCGCGATGAGTCGAGCGTCTGGCATTGCTGATACCGAATATCGCAAGAGCCTTGAGGCTTTGGTGCGCGGTACAAAAGATGTTGATATGGCGATGAAAGACATGAACCTTGTCATGGATATCAGCACAGCGTTGCAAACCGATTCCAGCACGGTCGCTGACGCGCTCGCCAAGGCATACCAGGGCAACTTTAAGGCACTCCGATCATTGAGCCCAGAAATGTCAACCATGATTAAAGAAGGCGCAAGCCTCAACGAAATCATGGACGTGCTCGGCGGAACTTTTGGTGGTGCAACCGCAAAAAGCGCTGAAACCGCTGCAGGAAAAATGAAGATTCTGAAAAACTCTATTGGTGAAACCAAAGAGTCAATTGGTGCAGCTTTGTTGCCTGTGCTGGAAGCCGTGTTGCCTGTGCTTAACAAGTTTGCTGCATGGGCTCAAGACAACCCACAAGCATTTTTGTTTATTGCTGGCGCTATCGGTGCGGTCGCCGCCGCAATCGTTGCCACAAACATTGCGATGGCATTAAACCCATTTGCCCTAATTGCTGCAGGTGTTGCGTTGCTGATCGTCGGGTTGGTTGCCGCATACAACAAGTTTGAATGGTTTAAGACGGGCGTCAATGCCATTGTTAATACCGTCATCGGATTTTTCACAGGCATGGTCAACGCAGCAGTCGGCGCAGTAAACGCAATTATCAGCGCTTACAACTCAATCCCATTAGTGCCGGACATTCCAAAAGTGCCAACAATTAACGTGCCAAGACTCGGTGGCGGTACTGAAGCCGCTCGACCAGCTGCAGGACGTTTAGGTGTACCGCGCATGGCTGAAGGTGGAATCGTTACCGCACCAACACTTGCTCTGATTGGCGAAGCAGGCCCAGAAGCTGTTGTGCCATTGGATCGCATGGCTACAGGCGGCGGCGTAACCGTAAACGTAACTGGCGGACTATCTACAAGCGCAGAAATTGGTCAAGCCGTGGTCAACGCATTGCGCGCTTACTCAAGGAGTGCAGGGCCATTGGCTCTGAACATTGCCTAATGCCAGGCGTAGCCGTCGTTGATTCAGGCAATTATGACCTGCAAATAGAAACAGGCTTCATTGTTAACGCGTTCACGCTTGACAATGTGACATCGGGAGTACTTGACAACACATTTTTTGTGCTTGACGGCAATACTGAATATGCCGACGTGATGGCTGATTGCACCGATGTAATGGTTAAACGTGGTAGGCGCGATGTTGGCGATCAGTTCAGCGCAGGCACAATGACATTCACAATCAGGGACGTGGATGGGATTTTTAATCCGTTTGATGATTCCAGTCCGTATTATGACACGCCGCAATCTAAGCCAGGTCTTGCACCTATGCGTAAAGTTCAACTGATTCGATACGATCAAAGCAACAATGCGGAATACCTGTTTTCGGGCTATGTCGTTAATTATGACTACAACTTTGCGCTCGGCGGTTTGGACACCGTAACGGTCTATTGCGCTGACCAATTTTATTTGCTGTCACAAACCTATTTAGATGCTTATAACCCGTCGGCACAATTATCAGGTGCGCGCATTACAACCATTCTTGATTTGCCTGAAGTTGATTTCCCATTGGCGCAACGCAATATCGCCACCGGCACAGTAAACCTTGGACACGACAGCGCCTACAACATTCCTGCTGGCACAAACGTGCTGCAATACATCACCCAAATCAACGAAACCGCGGAGTTTGGCCGTGTGTTTATGTCAAAAGAAGGATCGCTGTATTTCCAAAATCGAATAGGCACAACTCTTACCCCGTCGGTAGCCAGTTTTAACGATGACGGGACAGGGGTTAAATATGACGGTTTGGGCATTTCGTTTGAGGCTGACTCGGTAATCAACCGATCAGTCGTTACAGCTCTTGACGGCGACACCTTCACAGCCACTAACCCTGGGTCAATTGCCACTTATTTTATTCAGACATCAAGCATTACAAATAGCCTTTTGCATAATGCAACCGAAATCCAAGATGCAGCGCTGTATTTGTTAAACCCGTTGCCAGAACCACGGTTTACCTCGGTGGAAACCAAGTTCCTTATGCTGACTGACGCCCAAAAAGACACGCTGGCAGCCATTGAAATTGGCGACACGATCAGCATTGAAAAAACGTTTCAAAGCGGCGCCACGACCAAGCAATTGACCCAAGATTTAAGCGTGGAAGGCATTGAGCATTACCTTGACTTTGCCACAGGCCACCGCGTTTTGTATTCAACCGCTCCAACAACTGTGCTATATGACCTGATTTTGGATGATCTGTTGTATGGCACACTTGACACCGTAAATGCTTTAGGATAGGAAACATTATGGCGACACCAACTAACCTGCCTGCATCGTTCACCGCTGGTCAAGTTTTGACCGCTGCACAAATGAATAACTTGCGTGGCGCATTTAGAGTTTTGCAAGTAGTAACAGCTCAAACCGATGTTTCTGCAACTAACTCAACTACGACACTTGCAGACTCAAACTTATCTGTCACAATCACTCCGCAATCTGCAACATCAAACATTCTGATTTATGTCGCTCAAAATGGTGTATGGAAATCGGCAGGAAATGCTGGTAACGGCGTGACGATGGCTTTATTGCGTGGATCAACGATCTTAAGTTACTTCGCTACAGGTACTGGATACACCGGAACTGCTTTGGAATTGGTTTCGTCAGCCTCACTTGTGAGAATTGACTCACCTGCAACAACATCTGCTGTCACGTATAAAACACAATTTGCGAATCGTGTAACTGCAGCATCGGCAGCAGTTCAATACTCTTCGGGAATAGGAACACCAGCTTCTTATATTTGCGCAATGGAGATTTCAGCATGATTGACAACCCAGAAGCAAAAGCACACAACGATCTTGTGCAAAAACTGATTGACGCAGGCTTTGATACTGGCTGGGCACTGAACGGCACAGAACTTGTAATTTGGGAACACGAAGAAAACCCACCGAAGCCATTTAAAAAACCTGAATAATGAAATGGCGTTACCTCATCGGATACGTCGCGCTTGTTGCGGTCGTCTTGTGGGGTTGCTCTGGGTGTAGTTATGACGGCTCATATCGCTACCCGTGCCAAGACGCAGCAAACTGGAAGAAACCAGAATGCGAACCTCCGCTTTGCAACCCATCTGGCACCTGCACGAAAGACCTGATTTATGAGACCACGCCTTAAACCTGAAGAACTACACGCTCGACTAATCGTGATCGTCGGAGTTATCCTTGCCAGCGTCTTTGCCATTACCGTGCTCGGTTTTGTTTATGCGCTTATGTTTGTAACCCAGCCAATCGGCCATCAATCACCCAATGACGCCGCTTTTATTGACCTGCTATCCACATTGACCGTGTTCATGACCGGCACGTTGTCAGGTCTTGTTGCCTCAAACGGGCTAAAATCTAAACCCAAGGAGCCAACCAATGAAACCAAGTGACAAAGCCTTACTCGCCTCATACGGGCGCTCAATGCTCGCTGCCGTCGTTGCGTTAGCAGTAACAGGCAACACCGACCCATCCGCACTTTTAGCAGCTGCAATCGGCGCGGTCTGCCCAACAGCATTGCGTTACTTCAACCCTAAAGACATGAAGTTTGGTCGTGGCAGTAGCAAAGGCTAAGCCTGGCGTGCCAAACGCACGCGACTACATAGGCAACGCAGACGGTGCATCACCAGCACCACGTGCAGGCATGAACGAATGGATAAAGCAAGCCATCGCTGCATCAAATGGCGCGCTGTGGAATAACGGTTCGTGGGGCCAACGTGACATGCGCGGAAAACCCGGATCGCTTTCAGTTCATGCCACTGGCAGAGCTGTAGATCTTTCATATCGCAAAAGCGAAAAAAACCCAAAAGCAGGACGCAAAGAAGCATTGGTCTTTATTGACAAACTTGTTGCCAACGCAAACGAACTTGGCTTGCAATGTATTTTGGATTACTTCCCAGAGCCACAGGGTCGAGCATGGCGTTGCGATCGGTACGCATGGCAAAAATATGACAAGCCAACAATTCATGGCGCGCCAGGTGGCGACTGGTTTCATATTGAGATAACCCCACAAGCCGCCGACTCGGTGATTTGGGTAAAAGCTGCATTCTTAAAGGTGTTCGGGGAAATCCCACCCAAGGCTTGATCTATGTTCTAAGGTCGGAGTACCGACAAAAGGACAGGCAATGACTGACCCACAGATAGTTGATTACAGCGTCTATACGGGAGTGATGGACAACGGCCAAGAAATCTTGGTTCAGATATTTTCGAGCCCAGAGTCGGGCAAGTTCCTAATGGGACAAATCGCATTCAGATCGCACGCATCCAGTTGGGGCGTGCCCATACCTTTGGAGAAACGATGAACTATTTTGCAGAAAAAAT